ATTTTTATCCATATATTTAAAAATTACACCTTTGCTCATATTTGTATAGTTATGAGGGTTAATACTTCTTCCCGTGCATATTATTACGGAGTTTATTATACTTCATCTTCTGCTCAATATGCCAAAGTAGGTCAATCTCAAGATGTTTGGCAAGTCCGAAGATAGATAGTACCATATCGTTAATGGTAGTATGGAAGTCATATAAGCCATCATATCTCACAGGAAGTGTAGATATGGCATAAATGGACTCTGTGAATGTTTCGTCTTTGCAGGATTCTGCCATATCATCGATGCAATCACCTATATCTTTAGTTGCAATTTCAAGAGAAATATTTCGCATACCTGCCAAGTCCAGTAGACGGATAACAGCATCGGAAAGCTCATCTTCAATGGTATCTTTGATATATCTATTGAATACGTTGATAAACTTTTCCTCATTCGTTAGCCACCCTTGGCACTCGGCATATTCACCGATTTTATACTTTTCTTTATCAAAGTGTCTATTTTTTCGGTCTGCCTCCACAGCTTCCATTAACTCGCTAATGACAAGACAAAAGCAATGTTCGTTACTCAATTCCGTATCATGGAATCCATGTTCACAGGCCGTTTTATATGCCCTATCACGAAGGGCATTCAAGTCTATTTTATTCATTACTAATTTGTTTTACGTTAAT